CCATGTCGTTCAGGTAGGCGTTCGTGATCGCCCCTGTCGGCAGCGACAAGGTCTGCGCCGTAAACGTGAGGGCACCGCCAACGGAAATCTCCTCGGCAGCACCCGAAGCCGCAGTCGTACGACCGACCAGCTTGCCAGTCCCCATGGTGAGGGTATGGTTCGCGTTCCAGTTCGACGGCTTGATCAGCGAAGCATCAGGCGGATCGGCCTTGCCGCTGACGAATGCGTGCGTGATTGCGATTGCCATTGGCGGTTACCCGTTAGGTAAGCGTGAAGATGCCGTTCGTAGCGTCGAAGTCCACGACCAACTGTTCGGTGTCGGCCAGCGTGATCGAGGAACCGTAGTCCCACCACGCGATCAGCGGGTCGGCGGGCGAAGTCGGGGTGTCGTTGTAGAGCACCGCGTACCGGAACGGCCCGATGGAGCCACCGGCAGCCGTGAACGTCACGTCGGTACCCGTGACCTTGCCGACGCCCGACGCGACGCCTGTCGTGATCGTCGTTGCCGTGCCACCAGCGGTATAGCCCGCACCTGCCGAAATCTCGGTGAGGTTGGACTTGATCGTGTTGGTCGCGACCGGCGCAGTGTTCGTGAGGAGCACCTTGAACGTGTGTGCATCGAAGTCATGCACACCGTCGATCAGATCCTTAACGAACTGGTTGAACTTGTTGTATGTTGCCATCTAGCTCTCCTCAGGCAAACGGCGGGAACGCCCACTGGTTACTACGGTAGCGATTTCTCCGCGCCGCGTCCACCTTGGCGGAACCAATGCCGGCGTTGAAGACTCGGGTGTGGTATATCGCAAGCCGCTCATTCGAGTACGGCTTGTTGGGCATCGCGAACAGCATGCCACGCACACCGGACTCGATGACGCTCCTGTACCGCTGGATGACCCAGTCGGGGCACTGCACGTACCCGTCGCTGTCCACCGGATCGATGGGCTTGATACCCAGCGTGTATGTGTAGACGTTGCCGCCACTGGGGAGGCTCGTGAGCTTCACGACACCGGGCACGTCCATAGTCGCACCGATCTCGTTCCCCTGAGCGTCAGCGAGCGACAGAAGCCGGGTGATCTGGTAGGGGCCAGTCACGCTCACATCGTACTCAAGCTGGTCTGCAACGGTCGTGAACGTGTCTTCCTCGTACGCCACAAGGCTGCGATCCATGAAGTCGGACACGGCGTCGAACAGCTTCAACTTGATCACGTCGTCAAGCGCGCCGGGCACATCCACGCGGATGTTCCGCATCAGCCTGAGGATTTCGTCGGTTGCTGCCATGTCACGCCACCGCCGTTGCTAGCTGGGAAGTGCCTTTGTTGATGAACACGGTCGCTCGCGCGTCCTGCGTGTCTTCCTCGTCGGCAAGCTGCACGTACCCAGCCGTGAAGAACACGAGGGACATGCGGTATTCGAGAGGGAATGTGATTGCGTCAGTCATGGCCGACGCGCTGTACTCGGTCGGCGTCTCGACAGTCAGGAACAAGTCCTTGCGGAGACGGTAAGCCTCAAGCAGCCCCATGTTGAGGGCCTGCACGTAGTCATCGTCGGAATAGCGGAGTGGAGCCGTTTCGTCGCTGAGGAGGAACCGGGCGCGGTCAACGATCTTCTGGACTGTATCGAACGTTGCCATCTTACCCTCTGGGTAACAGTACCCCGGCCACTAGGGCCGGGGCACGTTTCACGGTCAGGTGCCTAGGGATTAACCCTTGGCGATGATGGCCTGAGTGACGGCGGTGCTGTCGATGACCTTGTAGCCGTACACCTGCAATCCGCGCAGGATGTTGCCGAAGGTCATCTCGGAGCGCAGCGTCTCGACCTTGCTCACCTGCGAGGCGAACGTCAGGCCGTGGGGATGGCCGGCGTACATCGCATACTCGCCAGCCGCCAGACCACCGGCGACGCCAGCGGGGAGGAGGTTGGAGACGTAGAGGGTGAAGCGGTCGATCATGCCGAGGCGACCGTTGCGCAGGATCGAGACACTGTCGCCCGACAGGTACGCCTGCCGAAGCTCGGACATCTTGATCAGCGTCGCGGCCCACGCGGGCATCACGATCCAACGTCCCGTCTCGGGGATGTTCTGCTCGTCCAGCACCTGACCCAGACGGAGGATCACGTCGATGATCTCGACCTGACCGACAGCCGGGGAACGCGCGACGACGACCAGCGGGGTCGTGGTGACGCCGAGGTTGATGCCGGCAGAGATACGACCAGCGGTCGCACCCTTGTTCGCCGAAGCCGGCGTGCCGAGCATGCCCAGCAGAACCGCAGTGTCGATGACGATCTTCATCTGCTCGGCGGCGTCGTCAGCCCAGATCGACATGTTGTCGAGGTCGGACTGAACGTCCATCACGTCGTCGAGGATCGTGTTGAAGTACTTGCCCTGATCGATATCGAGGGAGACGTTCGACCCAGACGGACGCTCCAGCGTCAGATTGCCGTCCGCCTTGTAGTCACGGATGGTGATCGTCGGCTTGGTGCGGATCTTGACCTTGTCGCCCTGATTTTTGATCTCGCCTTCGTAGTCGGTGTTCGCGATGGCCGCGAGCACAGTCGAGTCGTAGAACTTCTCGACGAGCTTGCCCGACCAGATTTCCGGGATGAACCCGGTCGACTGGAGGGTGTTGGCGGTGCCGCCCACCGGGTAGAGGGCGGGAGTGGTCATCGAGGTTGCGACAGGAAAAGCCATCTAGGCCCCCATTGAGAAAGGTTGGTTACGGGATGACCCGCCCATCCCTCTGTGCGTCGAAGATCGCCTGTTCGATGCGGTTCTTCTCGGCTTCGTTGTTCCTGTACTTGCCCTGACGGACCTGCACATAGAACTCAGAGATTTGCTGGGCGGTGAAGGTTGGCTTCTCAGCGGGTGCGTTATTCGCCGCCGCAGTCCTTGCTCTGCCCGGAGCCGCGAACTTGGTGAGCGGGTCAACCTGCGCTGGGGCAGGAGCCGGCTGCTGTCGCGGGGCCGTGGCGGCTTCTTCGGCTAGGAAGCCCTTGAAGATGCGAAGCGCCTTAGCGGCATCGTTGCGGCTAACGGCTTCGTCAAGCAGTTCTTGACGTATAGCATCACTCAGACCGTCAGGCAAGTCCAACCACTGAATAAATTTTTGGTTTTGGTTCAACGCCCTCCACTGGGGCATCTGACGGTCCATGTCGGCGAACATCTGCTCGCGCGCCGTCATGGCAACTCGTGTGTTCGTGGACTCGACGCTGCCCTTCATGCTGGCAACTTCGTTGCGAAGCGCCTCGATCTCAGGGAGCAGCGCTTCCTTGGCCCGCTTTCCGACAACGTCGAGCAGTTCGCCACCCCACTCGTTCTCCTCCTCGGGCGTTATCAGCTTCGCCGCGTTCAGGTCCGGTGACTTCGCGTTCTGAAGCTGCGTTACCTGCTGGGTAAGGGCGGCGATCTGCGCCTGAAGCTCATTGTTCGCGCGCACCTGCGAGCGGTAGCGCTCGTTGACGGAGTTGAAGGCGTGCTCCCACTCCTGCTGGGTACGCTCACGGCGGGGCTCAGAGGTGGTCTGGGCGGGCTCGGCAGGGGTGTCCGCTACAGGGGTAGCGGTCAGGGCCGGCTGGCCGTCCTGAGGGCTCTGCGTCTGCTGGGCTTCGGCGGCTGCTGCCTCGGCGGCTGCGGCTGCCGCTTCCTGCGCCTCAGGACCATTACCCTCGACAAGGGCATTTGCCCGTGCAGCCGCCGCGCGCACTGCTGCTGGGATACGAACATTCTCGTCACGCTTCGGAAGGGCACTTGCCATTTCAATCTCCTTGGATGGGGAAGGGGGGCCGGACCGCCCCCCTGTTACTTAGTACGCCGCTGCGATGAGGCGGGTGATCGTGAGCGCCGTCGCAGAAGTCTTGCGCATCATGTACACCGCCGTCGTGACGGTGGCGATGGTCGCCGTGCCGACGATGGTGAAGTTGGTACCGGCAGTCAGCGTCAGGGTGCCAGTGTTGGCGTTCCTGATGATGAGCAGACGGCAGTCGTGGTCTTCCATGCCCGGCAGGAGGGCGAGGACCGCCGCTGCCGTGGGCAGCGCATCGGACACGGTGGTTGCACCGCCTCGTTCGATGTAACCGCCGAGGATCTGCGCAGCCGTGATATTCTGGCCGGCTGCGTTGCTGATGTTGGAGCGCTCGAATGCCGCGAGGTTCATGTCGCGGGTGAGGGCATCAACGACGCTGAATAGATCCTGTGCGTCGTTGGTCTTACGGACGGGAGCAACCATTTGTTTACCCTTTCAGCTTGCTGACTTGTGTTCTTGCGTTGCTGAGATGCTCGATGAATTGGGTCAGAGATTGCGCCCTACCCTGATTTACCTGCAACAGTTCGAGCGGTGATTTGATGCAGGCATCACAAGCCTTCTGCGTCTCCCACCGCATCGCGTCCATGAACGTCTTGAACTGGTTTGGCGCTGCCGCTTCCAGATCAACAATCGCCTGCAACGTTTCGCGGGAGAAGGACATCAGAACCTCGTGATCTTGAGACGTTCCTGCTTTACGCCGGAAACGTTGGCGGGGTCAACCTTGGAGTACATTCCAAGGCTGCGATAGCCGGGGTCACCGACGATCTTCGTCATATCGCCCCGGCTCGGCAGCATCTCTTGTGCGATCTGCTTGCCGGGGTTACGGGATCGGCTCGGGCGCTTCACTTGGTCACGCCGGGACGAGCGGGCTTGGACGGCATCTGCTTGCCGACCTTGCCAGAAGGACCAGCCTTCGCCGCCGACGTGAACGGAGCCGCCTTCTTCGCGCCACCGGCAGTCGTCTGGCCGGGGGTCTGCATCCCTGCCGAGTTCTTGCCCGACATGTGGGTCGAGCCGCCACGGACGGGCTTCATCGATCCGGTCTTGATCACCTTGCTGTTCTTCACGTCAGCATCCCTTCTTCACCGCGCCGCCCTTTTTGAAGGCCGGCATTTTGCCCTTGGGCGGGAACTTCACGCCCATCTTCTTCTCCGCCGCCGTCTCGGCCTTGGACCCTTCCTTCATCCCCTTCTTCATGAAGGGGGGAAGCGCTTTCTTCGCCATGGTACCCTCGCGTTTGGCCCTCAGGCCGGTCATTTACCCAGCGGGTAAAAGCTCAATCCTTCGGCTTGGCGTACTCGTCATCGAATGCCCGGTTGAGCATCCGCTTCGCCTTGAGGTTCTTGTCGAACCCTTTCAGGTCCGTAACCTCCATGCGGTCGAGCGCACCTTGACCAGCTTTGATGGCCGTGTCGAGCCGTTCCATCCGTGTCTCGCCGCGAACGTACTGCCCGGCTTTTCCGACCGGCCCTCCGTCCTTGTACGCCTTGACACGGGTCGTTGTCTCCGGATCGTTCACACGAGTTCGCGTCTGAACTTCGCTCCCAGTGTCAACATCGCTGCTACCATCTGAATTACCACGAATGCTGCGCCATGTATCTTCGGCGGCATCTTTTTTCGGGTAATCGTACGGCAGCGCACCTTTGCGCACTCGATGGTACTTGCTGTCGGTCGCCATCACTTGAGCCCTTTCGTGTTCATCTTCGCGCCAGCCAGCTTCAACGCTGGAACCCGTGCCGCCTTGGTGGGCTTGCCCACGTCCAGCTTCGGTGGATCAGGAATTTTCTGCTCGGGGACGCTGGCCGGCTTGACCTGCTTGGTTGCCGGGATCGGAAAGATGCGATCCTGCCGGCGCACGTACGGGGTCGGCACCTGCCGCGTCGAGACGCCGGCTGTGCTGAAGCTGGTCTTCAAGGTGCCACCACCTTTCGCCATCAGTCCGCTCCTCCTGCAAGCCGTACACGCGGCCCCATATCCTGCGTTGTGCCCGTGTTCTCGCCGCCACTCTGACCACCCTGCGCCTTGGCCCCCGCCTGCGCAAGGGCTGGATCTCCCGGCTGGCCGGGCGCTCCCCCCGGTCCTGCCCCGGCTGCTTCCGCCGCAGCCTTCATCTGCTGCTCCAACTGGTCGGCGGGAGGAACAACCTGCTCCCCGTCGAGCCCGATGGTCTGCGACACGGAGCGTAGCACCGTCGCGCGACCGGGAACACCCATGATCTGCATGTCGATGGGGTTGGCCGTGACCTGAAGGAACTCAAGCTGCCGGGCGCGCTGCGTTTCCTTCTGGACCGCGACGTTGACGCCCATCACGTTCAGCGTCTCCTGCCCCGTCAGCAATCCCGACCTGTCGGTCAGCATCACCATGTCGAGGAGGGACTGAAGCATGACTTCCATCACGTCGCGGTCCACGTTCCCTGCCACGGTCTGAAGGATCTTGGACGCGTTGCCCATGAGCATCGCAAGTCCAGCCGCAGTACGGCCCGCGCCCCCAGACGCTCCTTCACCGGACAGGTACTTCGGGATCGCCGAGATTTCGTCGGCGATGTTGCAGAACTCCTTGTAGACCCCAAGCAACTCCTGAGCATTCGAGTTGGGCTGGAAGAAGCTGATCGGCAACTGCTGCGTGTTACCCATTGGGTCACTGGTCACGAACCAGCGCTTCCACGGGTACATCTGCTGGCCGTCCTCGTTCGGGTGCAGGCGCTCGTAGTTCACGACGACCTGAGGGCCGGACGAGATGGACATGTTGTTGACGAGCGAGCGCAGCGTCGCGTTCGCCACGTCCTGAATGTCGCCGAGAATGTCAGGCAGGCCGTTACCGACCGGGGTGCCGGGCACCTTCTCGAACGACGTGATCGCGTATGGGTGGCGCTTGCGCGGGCTGGGGCTCATCTGGACCTTGATCACCCAGCGACCGATGAGCCATGCTTCCACGAAGTAGTCACGGTCAGGATCGGGCACCTCGGCCTCGTCCATGCCCCAGTCGAGCAGCATGGAGCCCTGCACGTTCCCATGGAACTCAAGACACGCGATCAGGCCCGAGCGGTTCGTCGTCGGGTTCTCGCGGCTCTCCTGCACGGCGCGCGTGGCGTCGGTGCTGTCCCAGTCGTCGTTGAGGCCACCCTGCCCGTGATCCTTGAGGATCTGGCGGATGGCGTCGTGGTTGTAGCCGGGAAGGTCGAGCAGGTCGTTCAGGTCGGCGCGTGTAAGGCGTTGGCGTTCGATGATCGCGGCCTGTGCCACGTCGCTGACGCCCGGCGTCCACCATATATCGAACGGGCTGACGCGCTGCCAGAACAGCCGTGGGCGCTGCTCCGTGGTCGGCGTCTGGCCGTCCCAGACTACAGTGGGGACCATGCGGACTGTTGGCCCCTTGATGCAGGCGAACGGGAACAGGGGAAGGTCCACAAGGAACTCGGACAGCGCCTTGTAGAAGTTCCCCTCGTCAAGGATCTCCTCCATCTTCGCTTCGGCGAGCTTGGCGCGTTCCTTGGCCTTCTTCGTCGCGGCGACGCGGGCCGCGCTGAGAAGCTGCGACGTGCGGTCGCGGATCATGTTGATATCCGGGGGCTGCCCCTCGGTCATCATGGATCGCATCTCCGACGCCACGAGGGTCGAGATGTTGTCCATCACCTCCTGCGGCACGTCGGGGTCGGCGGGCGGTGACAGCGCCCACGGCTTTTCCGGTGACAGGTACACGTCGCGCAGGAGAGCGTGGGCACCACGGCACTTCATCGCCACGAGCCGGGCGTAGATCTCAGACCCGCCAAACTTCTTGATCTCGGCCAGCTTGCTCGGATCGTACTCGCCGTTGAACACTCGCATGGCGGTGAGCAAGCGCTGCGACCAGCCGGCGTTGCCGCTGTCGCGATGCATCTTCATCATCTCGAACTGACTGCGGATGTGCCCGGCCAGCGCATCCATTTCTACCTCTTGGGTAACCTGCTTGGATGCCGCTGCGTCCTTCTGCTGACGGTCCATTTCCGCGTTGGTCACCACACGGAGAGTGCCGCCCTGCGGGCTGATGCCTGCCATCGTTGAATATCCCCGGTGTAGAAATGCTCGACCTGAACCCCATCTTTACACTATAAACAGGTGATCCGGCAACTGCCGTCGTAATCAGGTGGGGTCCATGAGCGAAATTATCGATACCTCCAAGTATTCATTGCAAATGAAGCTAGTCGCGTTGGCGCGCGAGATAGCAATGGACATGAAGGAACTGCCTGAAATCCTGAAAGAGCTAAGTATTACTTCAGAGCAGTTCGAAGTTATCAAGAACTCACAGATTTTTAAGCATGTGATGGCCGAACAGATTGCTAACTGGGGCTCGGCACTAAACACGCAAGAGCGTGTGAAACTCAAGACACAATCTATGATCGAGATGTCGCTTGAGGAGTTCTACGCTCGGATGCACGATCAGAAGGAACCACTGTCCGCCAAGGTGGAGCTTTTGAAGACACTCGCCAAGATCGGCGGGGTGGACACCACGAAGCAGGAAGCCGCCGCTGGCGAGCGCTTCCTCGTGACCATCAACCTTGGGGCGGACTCGAAACTCACCTTCGACAAGCCAACGGTTACCCCGCAGGTAATTGAAGGAGAAGTCCTGTGACGACGATCTCCTACACCGCGCCGCCGACAGTTGCACGCTTCATGAAGTCGGATGCGTTCTTTCGTGTCATCGCAGGGCCGGTTGGCTCTGGCAAGACTACGGGATGTCTGTTCGAACTGTTTCGTCGTGCATGCGAGCAGGAAAAAGCACCTGATGGATATCGTTACACCCGCTTTGCCATCGTGCGATCCACGCTGAAGCAGTTGAAGGATACCGTGCTCAAGGACATTACCTCGTGGTTGGCCGGCATTGCCGACTACCGTGTGTCGGAGAGCACCGTGTACATCCGCATCGGCGATGTCATTTCGGAATGGCTCCTTATCCCACTCGATACGCCAGAGGACCAGCGCCGACTTCTGTCGCTTCAGATCACCGGAGCATGGCTTTCCGAGTCGATTGAGATGGAGACAGCGTTGATCAGCCCGCTTGCTGGTCGTTGCGGACGATACCCAGCGGCCAACCAAGGCGGCGCGACGTGGATGGGCATGATCGCGGATACCAACATGCCGTCAGAGGGCAGTGATTGGCACAAGCTCATGACCGAACCTGCACCTGATACGCAGGTGTTCATCCAGCCGGGCGGAATGGACGACGCCGCCGAGAACCTTGAGTGGTTGACCCAGACCCCGGCAACCCTAAAGCTACCCGTGACGGACCCAGCCCGGCGAGCGCAGGGCAGGACGTACTACGAGCGCTTCATACGCAACAACAGCGCCGACTGGTGCCAGCGGTACGTTCACGCCAAGTACGGCAACGACCCATCGGGCTCGGCAGTGTACCGGGAGAGCTTCAAGCTCAGCTACCACGCGCCCGTGGACGACCAGCACCGACCGTACGAGATCCAGCCGGTGTACCACATGCCCCTGATCATCGGGCAGGACTTCGGCCGCAATCCGTGCGCAGTGATAACACAGGTTGACCACAAAGGCCGGCTACTGGTGCTTGAGGAGATCATATCGGAGGATATGGGCCTTGAGCTTCACATCAACCGCAATCTTCGTCCGATCCTGCTTCAGGAACGGTATCAGAGCATTCCGGTGGTCGTCGTCGGCGATCCGGCCGGGCGTGCGCGCTCGTCTCTCTATGAGGAGACGGAGTTCGACCTACTCAAGCGATCTGGTTTCAAGGCTTACCCAGCCGGCACGAACGATCCCAACACCCGCATTCGGGCGGTTGAAGCCTTCCTTCTTCAGCAGAGGGATGGTGGGCCGGCTTTTCTCATGGATCGCCAGCGTTGCGCGCTCCTGACCCGTGCCATGTCGGGCGGGTATCGGTACGCCAAGATGAAGTCGGGTGAACTGAAGCCGACGCCGGACAAGAACAGGTACTCGCACGTCTCGGACGCGCTTCAATACGCTTGTCTCGCGGCGCATGGAGGGCAGCTAAACCAGTTCGCCGCTGCGCTCCATCGCCCGCAATACGTCCCCCAGCAGGTCAGCGTCGGGGGATGGACCTAGTAGGGGTTCTTCCGTGCCGGCTTGAACAGGTACCCAGTGGGTAACCCGGCCATCGCCGCGTCAAGGTCGCTCTCAGGCGGCTTGCACACATAGTCGCTGAGCATGGTCTGGGCACGCTTCAGGATTTCGATTTCATCCTCGGCGTGCCCGATCTTGCGCTTCGCGTCCCGTATCACGTCGTTGTAAGCTTCCTTGACGAAGTCGTGCATCGTGCCGCCTTTCTTCACGATGCGCTTCTGCACCTTCTCGATCTTGTGGATCTGGTGCTTCAGTTCGTTGATGCTGTCCCGCATCTTCTTCACTTCGCCGTCCAGCGTGTTCCTGATCGTGCGGATGATGTCCATGGTCGCGGCCTGCTCGTTCATCGCCGCCATGACGAACAGCGTGCCGAGCTTGTTGACGGCGTTCGCCATCACGTTGTCGGCCTGCTCCTCGGTACTCCCCGTCTTGTCGTAACGCTCGCGCAGGCGCTGGTCGGTCAGCAGGCGGTACGCCTTGTTGACCTTCTCGAACTCCTCCGCACTGCCCCCCTGCATGTCTGGGTGCGTTTCCTTCACGCGCTTTTTGTAGGCGCGCTTGATCTCGCCGGTTTCAGCCGTGGCACCGACACCGAGCGCGTTGTATGGATCGAAGTCACTGCCGCTTTTCATTGTAATAATCCCAGCCCTGACTTGCGACTTCGGTGAACACCTTCTTCTTTATTTTCATTGCGCCGCCCATCAAAATGGCATGGCACAAGAACAGGGAGTACATGTCCTGCCCGGCAACCGTGTCCCTGTACTTGTTGATCAGTGCGCGAACGTCATCGTCGAGCGCCTTGAGGGGCACGGGATCGAACGGGATGATGACTTCTTCGGTTTCATTCTGGCCCACAGACGTAGCTCCCCGGATTGCCTCGGACTGAACAGATGCCGCTGTCCTTCGGAGCATTGCCCGTCGCAGCCATG